CAATGACCTTCTGCCTAAAGTTAAGGATTGGTGCAGGACTAGATACGATAGGATTCTAAGGTCTTTCCCTTGGGATGAACTCAATCGAAACTATAGCTTGTCTGTGACAGCAGGAACAAGGGATTACTCTCTTCGTTATGACCTTGAATCAATCATTAAAATGTGGGACACCACGCATGGCTTTGAGATAACTGCCTATGACATTCGTGACCATGTACGCTTCAATGCTATTAACCTTGAAGTAGTTGGTAACGTCCAAACTGGTAATCCTGACCAGTATATAGACATAGGCTCACGCTCATGTTCTGCTCTGATGTCTACATCCGACCAAATCCAAGTACTATCTACATCAGCATCTGACACCTCCCCAATGGTCATTAGGGTCACAGGGGAGTCCAATGGTATGCCTTTGTCTGAGAGTATCACCCTCACAGGAACATCAGCAGCCACATCAACCAACACCTATGATTCTGGTGCAGAGCTATTCATTACAGCAGGAACCTCTGATGGAACCTTGCAAGACCTAGCAGGCATAGTAACTGTCAGAGAACAGGATACTACATCCAACGTTCTAGCTAAACTAGCCCCTAATGAACGTGCCCCATACTATAAATGGATAAGATTCTCAGTCATGCCAGCTTCAGCACTCACAGCCCAAATTTGGTACAAGAAAAGATGGTATCCACTTACAAACGACAATGATGCCCCAATCATACCTTGTGCCAATGAAATTGTTGAGGGAGTTATGGCAGACGCTCTATGGGAAGATGGACAGGAGAACGCAGCTCAAGCTCAAGAGACTAAATTCTCTCGCATGGTCACAGAGCTTTGGATTAGCCGTAGACCTCGCAATTTAATCACACAAATTGTTCCTGATAATGGAGACCCTCAAGGTCAGTCTAATCGCAATCTATACTACTTTGGGAATAGTTATTAATGTCAGCCCTAATCAACCAACGAGCTAAGGTTAGCCAAATAGACTTCACTGGTGGTCAAAACTCAGGTGATGACCCATCAACAGTTAAGCCTAACCAAGCTTCTTTGATTGAGAACTCCTACATTACTGAAGTTGGGAGATTAGAGCAGCGTGAGGGTCAAGCTCTAGTTGGCGATAATCCAGCCACACTAATATCCAAGTGGACATTTGATGGTTCTACAGCAGATGATGATAAGTCTACAAATGATGGAACAGCCACAGCTGTAACTTATGTAGATGGAAAGTTTGGCAAGTGTGCAAGCTTCAATGGCGCAACTTCTTCAATCATTGTTCCTGCAGCCTCAAACATATCAGGTTCTACAATGGTTGTCTTTAGAATCTCTGCTTGGATATATGCAAACTCTGACGGTGAGAATGACTTTGGAAGAATAGTAGATAAGTTTTCAGGCGCAGGAGAAGGATATAGGCTCTATGTTCGCTCTCAAGTTGGCTCAACAGTTAAGATAAATTTTGAAGTTGCTCATGATACTACTAATGCAGAAGTCATAACAAGTACAACTCTCTCAACTGGAGCTTGGCACAAAATAGATGCCATTAGCAACTCAGATGAATCTTGTGATGTTTATATTGATGGAGTATTAGCATCTTATAGCACAGATACGACAGGTGTTGGAGCGATTACAGATGACACCGCTGTTCCATTATATATAGGAAATAGTTCTGCAGGCACAAGAACATTCGATGGACAGATAGATGATGTAAGAATATACGATGGGGCTTTCACGGCAGATGAGCTTGAGATTAAGCCTATACTTGGACTTACTACTTACGCCGTAGGTACAACCTATAACAAGCCTATTCGTGCTATGGATACCAAGATTCAGGAGCTTAATGCTAACTTTCTAACTTGGGACAATATAACAGGGCTTACAACTTTAACAGCTGGTCTTACAACTAACTTCATTCAAGGATTAGACCGTCTATTCATCCTAAATGGCACAGACAATGTATTTAGCATAGACTCATCCCTCACAGTCACAGATGAAGGTAATGGTAACACAAACTTTCCTCGCACAACATTCGCCGAATGGACGGCAAACAATCGTATGTTTGCAAGTGGGAGTCTCACCCAATCTCTTCGTGACATAGTTTACTTCTCTGATACTTTAGCCCCTCAAACTTGGAACAGAACTACTAACTTGTTCAAAGTTCGCTCAGGTGGAGGTGGTAAAGTCACCTGGCTTAAGATGTTCAAAGAGTTTGAGCTTATCATCTACAAGAATGATTCCATATTTGTTCTCAACATGGATGGGACTACTCCACTTACTGATTGGAACCTAAAGCCTCTCTCTGTTGTCATAGGTTGCCCTGCAGGACGAACAGTCCAAGACATTGGTAATGACCAGATATACCTAGCTAATGATGGAGTGCGCTTACTATCTCGTACATCATTCGACAAGCTTCGTGTGGGAGTTATCTCTGACCCAATTAGGGACATCATAGAATCAATTAACCAAGATGCTATTGGAAACTCAGTAGGATTCTTTGAGAATGGAAAATACCTTCTAGGTGTCCCTGTTGGGACATCCACTATTCCCAATCGTTGGATGATATGGGATTCTTTCTCTGCTACACGAACTGGTGACCCAAATGGTTCATGGACCACAATCCCTATAGATGTCTGGAACATGTCATGCATGACATCCTTTGGATTTGGAGATAACCTTAAGACTATCATAGGTGGAGATGCAAGAAGCCTATCCTTGTGCTACAAAGTCCTATCAGGCAACACAGATAATGGGTCAACTGTTAATCAAAATATCATCTCAAGGGAGATGGATTTTGGAGAACCATTCGCACAGAAGATATTTGACCCTGTTAGATTCACAGCAGAAACAGGCTCTGATGCTGTCTATAATTATTCAATAGATGTTGACCATGTTGGATTCTCATCCATAGCATCCACAGATACACTATCTGGTTCTTTGCAAACACCATTTACAACACCAGCAAGCACAGGTGGCTCTGAGGCTAACAACTCATCTTATCGTTCTAAATTTGCAGGTCGTGGGAATGCAGCTCGTCTTAAGATTTCAAATTCAATTTATAACAAACGTCCAACATTCATAGAGTATGAGCTGTTTGCTAGGCCGTACCAAGGGAGAATAAGTTAATGGCACTTGTCACTTTACCGAATCTAGGTCCAGACCCGTTTACAGTCAACGCAAGTGTTCTTAATGGAAAGGTTGACCCTCTAGCCACGGACTATAATGGTAATATTCAGAATGTTAATATTGCGGCAGGGGCAGGGATAGTCTATTCCAAGCTATCTCTTACAGATAGCATCCTAAATGCTGATGTCAACTCATCAGCGGCTATTGTAGCCTCAAAACTTCTTCTCTCAGGCATAGCCCAAACTGTTAGCTACACAGGTGCAGCAGAGAATTGGGCAAAGGGGGCAGATATTGCCTCAGCCACAACTACGGACATTGGTGCTGCCACAGGTAACTCCCCTGATGTGACAGGTACTACGACTATCACAGGTTTAGGAACAGTCCAAGCTGGAACAGTTAGGAATGTACGTTTCACAGGTATTCTTACTCTTACCCACAATGGTACAAGCCTAATTCTTCCTACAGGGGCTAACATTACGACTGCTGCAGGAGACACAGCAACATTTATCTCGCTTGGCTCAGGAAATTGGTATTGCAAGAGTTTTCAAAGGAAAGATGGTACAGCGTTGGTTGGGGTAACAGCTGCCACAGCATTGTCTGGAAGTACAATCCAAACTGTTTTAACTCAATCATCTGCTGTAGCAACAGATTCTGGAACCGCTGTTATTGATGATTCAACTCCAACCACAACAGAATGTCCTATTATATCCGCTCTAGATACAGCTATCACAGCATCGAGCGCTTCAAATACTCTTATAATTACAACTGTCTTGAATGTATCAATTAAAGATACAGTTGATATTGGTGTAGCTGCAATATTTCTTGATGCTGGAACAAATGCAATAGACGCTGCTATGTTCTTAACATCACCTTCTGACCAATCTCCAACAACTGTAATTATGCAGTTTAAAATAAACCCTGCTGATACAAATGCTCATACCTACAAATTAGGTCTAGGCGGTGTTAATGGTGTCATAACTCTAAATGGAAGAAATGCCGGTAGAATATTTGGAGGAGTTCTTTATTCAAGTATGAAGATTGAGGAGATTAAGGCTTGATAAGCACATCCAAGGATATTAACAATAAAGTTATAGCCTACTTAGAGTCCAGAGTAGTGGGTCAATCAGGCTTTGACAAGTTGTACGGCGAATACCTCTACATCGCAGACCTGTGGATACACGAGGATTATAATAGTGATTGGTCGATATTTAGAGAGCTTATGAATGATGCGTTTAGGAAAGCCCAAAGTGTTAAGTGGATATACTTTCAGCGTAAGAAGTATGGTGGGAGACAGTCTAAAAACTATTCAAGGAGTACTATAATGAAACTGTTAGAGAGAAGTCCAATGCTTGTTTTAAAAGAGGTAGCTTAACATGGGTGGAGACTCTCCTCAAGAACCTACGCCAGCACCAGCACCATCAGCTAGTGAAACATCAAGAGAGGCCATTCAAGCCCAAATTGATGCACTACCTCAGATGCTTGCTGCCCAACAACAATATGGACCTCAATTTAGCCAGCTTAACCTTGAGCAATTGCAGAAGTACGGTCCTGAGTTTGCTCAAGCAGCACTCGACCTACAGCGTAAGTTTGGACCACAGTTTGCTCAGATTGAGCGTGACTTGTCTCCTGAGCTTGCAGGGGCACAAGACACACTAGCCAACTACTTTAAAGGTGATGACCAGGCAGAGTACAATTCTCTCCAACCTTTCCTTCAAGAGCAAATTAGAGCAGGTCAATCAGCAAGGGGCATAGGCACAATCAGTCCTCTTGGCTCAATAGATGAGAGTGTACAGCTTGCACAGCTTAAGCAGAGCTTGAAAGACCGAAGGCTGAATGTGGCGTTAAGTACTGCTGGACGTGTACCGATTGGTGGTATGCCTACAGTTCAAGGACAGACTGGAACAGGGCAGCTTGTTCAGAATGTATCTCCTGATAGCATCTTTGGGTACCAGCAGGGGTTGAATAACTTCAATGCTTCTATATTTGGAACTCAAGGGAGCTTATATAGTAATAATCAAGCAAATGCGACTACAAGACGTGGGCAGAATCTTACTTTTGCTAGTAGCGTTTTTGGTTCTATGAATCCAGCTAGAAATTCAACAAACGTATTCAACATGTTAGGTTAAAAATATGGCTCTAATTGATTTGGCTGATAGGGTGAAACAGTTTATAACTGGTGAAGTTAATACGGCAAAGAAGAATGAGTCTTTTGATTCTATTGAAAAAGTTACTGGTATTAAAATAGATGATAAACAAAGAGCTGCCATGATTAAGGCAAATGTACCAGTTGACCAGCTTATGACTGCATTTACACTAAAACAAATACAAAGTGCTAGTAGTAATCCTAGAGGTTCGCAAGGTATAAATCAACTACAACAACCAGGTGGATTTGAACAGATTCAATCACAAATGCCTGGAGGCGGGTCAATATCTCAAGGAGGGGTCACAGCTACAATTCCAGAGTCTCCTAGAATTGAAGAAGAGAAGGCTAGAATACAGTCAGAAAAAGAGATAGCTACTACAGCTGGAAAAGCTTCTAAGGAAACAGACACAAACTTGATTAGTGCTGACCTTAAATTTGACTCCATAGTTGATTCATTCATAGACTATTCAGACAGGCAGAAGGAAATTACAGGCTTAGACCCTGGACCATTAAGTGGTGCTATAGCTAATGTAATTAATAGCACAACTAGAATGAATGAGTTTCAAAATGCATTGCAAGGTGCCTCTCTTGAAATTGCAGCAGCTTCTGCAAAATCTGCCCTTCCTACAATGCGTGGTGGTGTAGAGATAGTGAAGTTATTCTCTAAGGGAGTATTAAGCCCATTTGATACGATTGAATCAGGTGTAGTTGATTCTTCAAAAGCATTAAAGTCAGTTCTAATGCAAGACATGGCGGCTAGCCCTGATAATTATATACCTGGATATTCTAAATTGGACACAGAAGGAAAAGTTAAAGCTAGAAAGAAACTATCTTCTATGGCTAATCAGTTTGATGAAGATTACAAGAAGAGATTCTTTAATATGGCTCTTAAAAAACAGATTACATCTGGTAGGGAGATTCTTAAGCCAGAGACTACACAGAAACTAATATCTACAATTCCTAACTTTAAGTCTATAGAAGAAGGGGAATCTTCTGTGGAATCTGGGGACTTCTTCATAGTTAATGGTCAGTTAGTAGAGGCATCTTAATGGCTAAAATTATAGGTTTAATTTCACCAAAAGAAGAAAAAAGTAATTCTGCAGAATCTACTAGGATTCAAGAAGCAAAGTCTATTGTTCAGGAAACTAGTAAGATGTCTTTGCCTGAAAGAATAACTATGGGACAACCTGGAAGACTGAAGGCTGAAGAATCCATTGCAGCTAGACCTTCTGCTATGAAAATCCTAAAAGAAGAAATCGCATTCAAACCTGATTTAAAAGGTGACATGGGTAAAAAGATTCTTAAATCTGGAGTTACAGCTATTAAGGGTCTAGGTGTTGTGGATGAAAGAATCCAAGGTGCTATAGCTGCTCCAATGATTGAGATGATGAATCCATTTAGAAAAGACATCATGCAAGACACAGCATTAGCTGTAATAAATGGAGTGACAGGAGAAAGACCAGCTAGATTTGAGGATGTTATTAGAGCAAAGCTCCCAGAGATTAAAGTTGGAGGTTATGACATATCATCTCCAGTATCCATGATTGGTGGACTTGCTGCTGAGATTTATACAGGTGCTGGATTAGTAAAGATGGTTAGAACAATGAGACAGGGTGGACCACAAACAATTAATAGTATACAGAAGTCATTAGATTTAGCAAATGAGGTTAAAGATGTTGCTGGTAAAGAGATTAGCACTCTATTCAATAATTCTGTAGGCAAGATACAAGTACCTACACATATCGTAGAAAATATAGCTAACTCTCTTCCTGAGGGTGTGTTTGAAAGAATAATATCAAAGCCTAAAGTCTATGGAGTTATGGTTGATGAAATTAAAGATGCTGCTGGAAAGATAATAGCTAGAATACCTAAATCAGATGCTAAAAATGTCTGGCAACTTAGAAAAGCCCTTGATGATTTGACAACTTCTAAAGACTTCGCTGGGAAAATGACTAGTATAGGCAAGGATAAAGTTATGCTAGCAAGCAATCAATTAAGACAAGTTCTATCAAATGTTGATACTAAGGTTGCTCCAATCATGGAGAAATATAGTAATTATGCACAAACTCTTCAGGATGCCTCTGATTTTCTTACTGATGGAAAAGGAAGGGTTGTAGTAAATAAAGCTGCAAATATATTAAAAGGTTCTGGGGAAGCTGGTTACAGAATTTTGTTAGAAAAATATGCTCAGGTATTTCCTAAAGGAGCTGATATGCTTCGTGATATTAAGATTCTAAATAGGAACAGAGCAGTGACTGCTGCTACCATGCTTGCTGTTAAAACTGCTGTTGGGGCTTCTATAGCAAGTAAGTTTATTAAGCCAGTAACCAATGTCTTTACTTCTGAAACAGAGGCAGCTACCTAATTGTCAAACTTGACTATTAAGAATAATCCAGATAGTAGAATTGCTAGGAAGGTCCAATCAATCATTTATATATTCTACCCCAAAAGGAGCAAATAATCAATGGCAAGTGGCATGATTGTTCAAACTAGACCCAATATTGGTTTTGCCACAGAGACTCTTTTAGTCAGTAACTCAGTGCAAGTTTTATCACCTTCAATTTATGCGCCATCTACTACTTCAGGTGGTGCTGCATCAGCTTTCCTAACAAATTATGGTGCTAGTATCAGATATTTTTACTCAGGGGCAAATCCAGATGCTTCTACTGGTCATGTATTACAAGATGGTGGTATGTTAGTTCTTACTGGTCAAAATCAAATGGCTTCTTTTAAATGTATAAGGTTATCTTCTGAGGATTCCACCATCACCATAACATATGAAAGAGAGTAGACATGCAACAAACTAATCCCCAAGAAGGGAAAGTTAAGGAGATTGAAGTAGTTTCTGGAATAAAGGTTATCCAGACTGAGTATAAAGTTAAGTCTGCTGTCTTTGAAGATGAAATTATTAAGCGAGCAGTTTTCCAAGACGAAATAGTTAAAATTCCAGTAGGATACGATAAAGTAGTTAACGAGCTTGCACTTGAGATATCCAAGAGTGTATTGGCAATAGTAGAAGTGAGCATGGCAAAGCAGCTTAGGGTTCTTGAGGATAAGATAGCCTCACTTTCTAACATCAATACCAAGGAAGAAGTCATCATTAAGACTAGAGAGGTTGAGGTTGAGAAGCCTATATATAAGGATGTTGAAGTCCAAGTTACACGACCTGTATACATCGATAAGGAAGTAATCAACCCTGTCCTTAAGGACACTGAGATAGTTAATTCAATCGTGATTGACAAAGCTGTCACCAACTGTGTGGTTACTGATATAAGAGTCACAAATGCGATAATTCGTGACGTGGAAGTAGAGAGAGCCGTCATTCGTGAGAAGGTTATAGAGGTAATCCATAAGAACTGTTTTGACGAGAAAGGCAATCCTCTGTGAGTGTAAGACAGACTAGTTCTAGTGGTGGATTAATTATAGGTGGCTCTGTCTCTGGTGGTACTCCCAATCGAGTCCTATTCATAGATGCATCAGGAAACCTAGCAGATGACGCAGACTTCCTCTTTGATAGCGTAACAACTACTTGGACTTTCGGGCCTACAGCAACACCTAATTTAATCATAGCTCCAACCTTGAGCCAATTTAATTCCGGCGCAGCAGACATTGACACCATCATTACAGGTAATGACTTTGACATTCTCGTAGGTGATGCAGGGGCTAACTCAATAATTATCGGTGGTTCAAACACTGACCTTCTCTCCGCCTTAGCGGTTCAACCTACAGCGACAACGGACATAGGTATTGTAGTCAAAGGTTTAGCTGCACAATCCTCCAATCTCTTTCAAGCTCAAATATCCACAGGTGTGGCTAAAACTTTAATTGATGAAACAGGGCTTCTTATCTCTGAATGGAATGCGATAACCAATACGTCTACTGATGGCTTCGTGCTTCAAAACACGACAGATGCGCTTGTTGGGGCTCAGAACCAGTGGTCGCCTCGCCTTAGGTTTCATGCGGAATCTTGGAACACAACAGGGTCTGCGTCTGTAACAAGTGACTGGTCTATAGAAAATCAGTCAACACCAGGGTCATCTGTCACTGTTGGTGGGCTCTGGACGCTTAAACATTCAGCAGGTGGGGCGGCCTACAATAACTATATTACCGTGCGTTCAAACCTGGCAGGTACGACGGGTGTCTATACATTCAATGCCTCGAATATTACGAACACTTCAGGAACACCGACATATTTCACAATAGCCCCGACGTACAACCAAAGCTCTACAGGTGGCGGAACTGATTTATACGTCAATCGTACAGAGAACAATCTTGGTTCAGGAACGCATTTAATCCTAAACCTAGCTGTTGCTGGGACAAGTCGTTTCAACGTAACCAATCATGGAAGTGTAAACATTGTTCCCCGTAGCCTCACAACAGGGACAGCCGCCACAGGTATTTCGTATACTGGCCCAAGCCATAGCACACTCTCCGCTTTGGCAGAATTTAACGACGTTTACTTCTCAACTGCGACGCACAGTTATGGCGGAACGGGAACGGTTACTGACCAGCGGACTTATAGATTTGATAGACGCACCTACGGCTCATCTTCTGCGGTAACAATCACAAACGCCTCTACGCTTTGGGTAGAGGGCGCGGCAGATGACGCGGGTTCTGTTTCAATTACAAACTCTTATACCGCCTATCTTCTTGGAGGCACTCTAACGTCTGGGGTCACAAATGGAGTAACACTACGAGTTGACCCGCCATCCAGTGCAGCTACAATCAATGCTGCTGCTTATTTTTCAGGGGATGTCGGAATTATGAAGTCAACTCCCGCAGCTTATCTTAATCTAGGGGCTGGTACAGCAACGGCTGGCGATGCACCGCTCAAGTTTGATAGTGGAACTAGCCTCACTGTCGCAGTTGCAGGGGCGATGGAGTTTACGACAGACGACCTATTCTTCACAATAACCACAGGCCCTGCTCGTAAGCGTTTGATTATGGCAGACCCGACTGATGGTTTAACATCCGGTCGCTTACCATTTGCCACAACCAATGGTCGATTGACAGACGATGCGGATATGACATTCTCCACAGACACATTGACTGTCACGAAAGTTAAGGCTGGCGGTGCCGCTGGTTTTATATCTAGTGATGGCTCTGCGGGTGCGACAGGAACATTTACAACGGCTGATTTAAAAACATGTACCGTAAAAGATGGAATCATTACTTCAATAGTATAAGGAGAGCTAAATGGCAAAAGTGTATAGCAAGGTAGATGACGAAATAGTTATGGAAACAGATGATACACCTAATGTTCAAGAATTTACAATTCGTGAGCTTAGACAACTCAAGAACATATTACAAAATGATATAGACCAGAAGCGTGCGGAGTTTGATGCGTTTAAATTAAAGACTCAAGCCGAAATTGACAGGATTTCTGCAATCATTCAGTCTGCTAAATCTGTTGGAGTGGACCCATCATGAACATTAAAGAGATGAGCATTGAGCAGTTGAAGGCATTAGCCTATGACCATGTGTGTAATATGAACAACTCACAAAATAGTCTTAACATGATTAATCAAGAAATAGCTTCAAGGAATAGTGCTGGGGTAGTAGCAGAAAATGCCAAATAAAGAAGATGACGTTTACAGTCAACGAGACTCTCTCCTTAGAGAGATTCATACGATGTGCGCTTTAAATAACCAGAAGCTAGATGGATTGTCTACGTCTTTCAAAGAACACAAAGATGAAGATGTCACAAGATTCAAAGAAATCGAGAACTCAGTTAAGGAGCTAAGCAACCTTAAGTTCAAGATAATAGGCGGTATGGCTGTCGTTGTTGTTTTGGTTCAGTTTGTTTCAAAAGTTTTCTTTAAATAACAAGGAGGAATACAATGGATATATCAGGAATCATAGCTTGAATGATTTTAAAGATGATGATATGATAGCTGTGACAAGGAGGCTATTATGGCATCAGAATCTAGAAAGAAGGCTTGGACTAAATATAATAGGTCTAAGAAGCGTAAGTTGGCATTGGCTCGTTACAATAAGTCTGATAAGCGTAAAGCTGTTAATAAAAGATACAATGAAAAAAATAAAGAAAAATGTAACAAGCTATCTCGTGAGTGGTATTACAAAAATGCTGCTCATGTTTATGAGAGACAGGTTAAGTGGAGAAAAACAGAACACGGGAAGATTCTTACTAAAGCTTCATCAAAAAGGTATGCAGATAAAAATAGACATAAGAGACTGGCTAAAGACGCAGTTAACAATGCAATTAAAGCTGGTAAATTGATTAAGCAACCTTGTATTAAATGTGGTTCAAAAAAGTCTCAGGGACATCACCCTGATTATAGTAAGCCATTTGAAGTGATATGGCTTTGTCATAAACATCACCATGAAATACACAGGAGATACTAATGTTTAATATTACAGATGCTATTGCTTGGGTAACAAGTAATTTAGATACTATAGCAAATATCGCAGCTTGGATTATTGCTGGAGCTTCTATAGTTGTTAAGTTTTCACCACAACTAGCAGATAATCATATCTTTAAAGGTGTTC